AGAAGCAACTAAGAGTTGTTAAAGAAGAACTTGCTGCAACAGAAGCAGAAAATTCAAAAGGGTTTGGAAAATGAATGTAAAATTTGTTAGTGTTACACCTGACGCAGAAAAGACTATGGGTTATATTGCCCGTGTATCTAACCCTGCTAATCAGGACAATGAAAAGTATGCTGGACTACTAAGGTATTGTATCAAGCATAATCATTGGAGTGTATTTGAACAGTCTTCTATGTCCTTAGAGATAGAGACTACTCGTGCTATTGCTGCACAGATACTACGTCATAGGAGTTTCACATTCCAAGAGTTCTCTCAAAGGTATGCTGCTAGTACTACCCTAGGTGATATAGAATTACCAGAACTACGTAGACAGGATACAAAGAACCGTCAGAATTCTACTGATGATTTGGATCCTGAAATGGTAGAGACACTCAATAGACAAATGATTACTTTGTTTAGTTCTGCTAAGGCACTTTATACTCAGATGTTAGAGGATGGTGTTGCTAAAGAGTGTGCTAGAATGGTACTACCACTCTGTACTCCTACCAGAATCTATATGACTGGTTCATGTCGTTCTTGGATTCATTATATCAATCTGCGTTCTGCTCATGGTACTCAGAAAGAACATATGGAAATCGCAGAGGAGTGTAGGAAAGTTTTTGTAGAACAGTTTCCTGCAGTATCAGAAGCTCTTGAGTGGGCATAAATATCTTTACATGACTTAATTATTATGGCAACATATCCTGTTAGAAACAAAGAAACTGGTGAGACTAAAGAAGTTATAATGAGTGTCCATGATTGGGACAAATGGAAGGAAGATAATCCAGATTGGAGTAGAGATTTTTCAGATCCAAGTACTTGTCCTGGTGTGGGAGAAGTAGGAGAGTGGAAAGATAAGTTAGTTAAATCTAAACCTGGATGGAATGAAGTATTAGACAGAGCATCACGACAACCTGGAGCAAATAAACTAAAAATCTAATGCCAAGAAAAAAGAAGACAGAACAACCTATTGGGGTTGGTTTGACGACGAAACAGACTAGGAGGAAGAAACCTCTTAGTGCTAGTTACCTTGTTGATATCATACCTATTACAGATAATCAGAAGATTTTATTTAAATCTTATGATGAAGGTAAACATCTTATTGCATATGGTGCAGCAGGTACAGGAAAAACTTTTGTTACTTTATACAACGCTATCAAGGATGTTCTAGATGAAACAACTCCTTACGAAAAAATATATATTGTTCGTTCTCTTGTTGCTACCCGTGAAATTGGGTTTCTTCCTGGTGATTATGAGGACAAGTCCGACATTTATCAAGTCCCTTACAAACATATGGTGAAGTATATGTTTCAGATGTCATCTGATGCAGACTTTGAAATGTTATATGGAAATCTTAAGTCACAGGATAGTATTAATTTCTGGAGTACTTCATTCTTAAGAGGTACTACACTTGACAATGCTATTGTTATTGTTGATGAGTTTCAGAACTTGAACTTCCATGAACTTGATAGTATAATGACAAGAGTTGGACAAGATTCAAAGATAATGTTCTGTGGTGATGCTACTCAATCAGATTTAGTTAAGACCAATGATCGTAATGGTATTGTAGATTTCATGAACATCTTGCGTAAAATGCCATCTTTTGATATAATAGAGTTTGGTATAGATGACATAGTTCGTTCTGGACTTGTCAAAGAATATATCATTGCGAAATTGGAATCTGGTTTCTAGTATGCAGATTTTTAATGATTATGATCAAGGGAAGAAGTTAAACTTTAACTATAATAAAGCAAAACCTTTTCCTAATATAGTCTTGGACAATTTCATTAATGATACTGTAGCAATGCAGTGCTTTAAGGAATTAAAAGAAACTGATTACTGGGTCACGGAAGATACTTCCAATTCGTATATGGCACCACATCAAGTGAGTAAATGGTTTACTCCTTGGGATGCCGAGAGCATAGGACAACTTCAATATCGAGTACCTACTGTCCACAATACTATTCAGTATTTTAATTCTAAATTATTTCTATCATATCTTGAAGACTTAACTGGAATACAAGGACTAAAGGGAGACCCAGGTTTCTCTGGTGGAGGTGCTCATAAGATAAGAACGGGTGGTAAGTTATCATTACATGTTGACTTTAACATTCATTCTGAAACAAATTACTTCAGAGTTCTAAACCTTTTACTTTATCTTAATCCTACATGGAAGGATGAATGGGAAGGACATCTTGAACTCTGGGATAAAGAAAACAAAGTCTGTGCTCACAAGATTGCTCCTCTCTTTAACAGAGCAGTTATCTTTACTCTATCTGACTACTCTGTTCATGGACATCCTGTTCCATTACAGACACCACCAGATATAGAAAGATATTCTCTAGCATTATACTATTACATTGAACAACCAAACCAAGATTATTATGAAAGGAGAGCAGTCGTCTGGCATGAATTTTAGTCACGTTGACTTAGATCTACAACCTCTTGAAAGAGAGCACATAGATGGGGTCAGGTACTATAAAATTCCTGATGAAGAAGAACTTATTAAGATGGTATCTATTACTTCGGTAACTAGTCATTTTAATAAGGAAATCTTTATCAATTGGAGAAAGAAAGTTGGTAATGAGACAGCAGATAAAATCACGAAGGCTGCAACCCGACGTGGTACTGATATGCATACTCTTACTGAACATTATTTAAAGAATGATGAAGAACTACCTAAAGTTCCACCTATATCTGAGTTTTTATTCAAGATTGCTAAACCTAAACTCAAGCTTATAAATAATATATACGCTCTGGAAGGACCGCTATATAGTAGGCAATTAGGTGTTGCTGGAACCGTTGATTGTATTGCAGAATATGATGGCGAGTTAGCGATAATCGATTTTAAAACATCCAAGAAACCTAAACCAAGAGATTGGATTGAGCATTACTTTGTTCAAGCAATGGCATATGGTTGTATGCTATATGAAATGCGGAATATTTCCGTCAAAAAATTAGTCATTATAATGGCATGTGAAAATGGAGAGTGCGTAGTCTATGAAGAAAACGACAAAGCAAAGTACATCAAACTCCTTGGTGAATACATTAGGAAATTTGTTGGAGATAAATTGGAGCTCTATGGAACCGACTAAAGAATTAGAACAAGCAATAGAGAGTAAGTTTTTAACTCCACAAAAGTTTGCTATTGAAATTGAAAAGATTGTTGCAAACGATGAACTCAATTACATCGATGCAATCATACACTATTGCGATTCTAATAATCTTGAGGTAGAATCTATAACGAAACTTATATCGAAACCTCTGAAGGAACGACTGAAGTGGGATGCTACTCGTCTCAACTATATGAAACGAACTTCGAGGGCGAAACTTCCTATTTAATGAAGGTGACTCCGTTTGAAACCTACCAAACTTATCTCTCTATGAAAAGTCATTTTACTAATCGTAAGTATGACTTTTTTAAGTATGGAGGTAAGTCTCGTGCCACTATGACATCCTTTAATAAAAGGAAGGATAAATATTGGTTCGAGAAAACATCTAGAAAGTATTCTGATCAACAGATACTAGACTTTCTTTTATCTAATTTTGTAACCACTGACAACCCGCAGAACCTATGGATTGGAGAAATAATAAATTCTGGCGAAAGAAATTACGCAGAATGGATGAGACGACAACAGAGTTTAACGTACTTGTTCAAAGAACAGTTAGGAGAATTACTATCCAACAAAAACTTGAACGAAGTATTGGAATGCTCCAACAGAAAGCATCCAATAGTACTAAAGAGATATCTAGGTGGAGAGATCTCGCTAGAAACGCTTATGATACTGGAAAAAGTCTTTTCTTTCGCAAAAAACTTTGATAAGAAGTTAGATGATCCAGTATGGGAAACCGTAAGTCTGAAATTAAAAAAGTATAATCCTTTCCTAAATATTAATGTGTTCCACTATAAAAAAATCTTAAGGGAGTTAGTCAATGAGTGAATTTTTTGATTCTGAAATCGTACAAGATGAGTTGCGTGAAATTAATGATTTACAACAAGAAATTTATGGAGATCTAACAGATTTCCCTACTCTTCCTGACGAAAAAAAGAAGGAACACATTTTGAAACTAACTGAATTGTTAGAGAGACAACGTGTGATGTATACAAGACTGTCTTTATCGGAAGATGAAGAAGCGAAAGCACTTAAAAAACAGTTGGAAATGTCTGTAGTCATGATGGGTTTCCCAGAAGGCACTGACATCAGTATACTATTCAGTGGAATGCAACAGACCATTGAAAAATTACGACAGTACGTTGACTAATTTCAAATTCCTTGCTATAATCTAAACATCCAATTAAATCTAACTTAATCCGAGGTAACTTAAATGTCGTTTGCTAATCTCAAAAAGCAATCAAAACTGGGCTCTCTTACCGCTAAACTGGTAAAGGAAGTCGAGAAACTAAACACAAATGGCGGTTCAGATGAACGCCTTTGGAAACTAGACGTAGATAAAAGCGGTAATGGATATGCCGTCATACGTTTTCTTCCTGCTCCCGATGGTGAGGATCTACCATTTGTAAAACTATACTCCCATGCCTTTCAAGGACCTGGTGGTTGGTACATAGAGAATTCTCTGACTACTCTTGGTCAGAAGGATCCTGTTTCAGAGTTTAATACTACTCTTTGGAACAACGGCACAGATGCTGGTAAAGAGACTGCTCGTAAGCAGAAGCGTAAGCTTACATACATCAGTAACATCTATGTTGTGAAGGATCCAGCAAATCCTGAGAACGAAGGTAAGGTATTCTTGTACAAGTATGGCAAGAAAATCTTTGACAAACTAACTGCAGCAATGCAACCTGAGTTTGAGGATGAGGAAGCA